ACAGGAAAAGTGGCAGCCAGTCCTAGAACATCCAGATTTGCCAAAAATCGAAGATGCTTATAAAAGAGCTGTAACTACTGTGATTTTAGAAAATCAAGAAAAATCTGTTAGAGAAGACCGAAGCTTTATGGCTGAGGCTGCTCCTGCTAACGCAACAGGTTCTTCAGTTGACAACTGGGATCCAGTATTAATATCATTAGTCAGACGTGCTATGCCAAATCTTATCGCATACGATATTTGTGGTGTACAACCAATGTCTGGTCCTACAGGATTAATCTTCGCTATGAAATCAAGATTCGGTTCACAGGCTGGTGCGGAAGCACTATTCAATGAAGCTGATTCAGATTTCTCAGCTAGAGATGCTGCTTCTGACACAGGTTCACCTGATGTACAAGCTGGTACAAACCCTGCTACACTAAACGACAGTCCTGCTGCTGGTACTTATACTACTGGTTCTGGTATGTCTACTGCTCAGGCAGAAACACTAGGTGACGGTTCTGATGAGTTTGCTGAAATGGCTTTCTCAATCGACAAAGTAACTGTTACTGCAAAATCTAGAGCTCTAAAAGCAGAGTACACTATGGAACTTGCTCAAGACTTAAAAGCAATTCATGGTCTAGACGCTGAAACAGAACTTGCGAACATTCTTTCAAGTGAAATCTTATCTGAAATCAACAGAGAAGTAGTTAGAACTATTTACTCACACGCAAAAGCGGGTGCTCAAGTAAATACTACAACTGCTGGTATCTTTGACTTAGACACAGACTCAAATGGTAGATGGTCAGTTGAAAAATTCAAAGGACTATTATATCAACTAGAGAGAGACGCTAACGCTATCGGTCAATTAACAAGAAGAGGTAAAGGGAACATTATTATTTGTTCTGCTGATGTTGCTTCTGCTTTACAAATGGCTGGTGTTTTAGATTACGCTCCTGCGTTAAACTCTAACTTAAATGTTGATGACACAGGTAATACTTTTGCTGGTGTACTAAACGGTAAATTCAAAGTATATGTTGATCCATATGCAGCGAACATATCTGCTAGTCAGTACTATGTAATTGGTTACAAAGGAACTTCACCTTACGATTCTGGTTTGTTCTATTGCCCATATGTTCCACTACAAATGGTGAGAGCAGTTGGTCAAGACAGTTTCCAACCAAAAATTGGATTCAAAACTAGATACGGAATGGTTCAAAATCCTTTCGCACACTCTGGTGGAGATGGCGCATTAGATAACTCTGGTGCTGTTGCTTCTGCAAGTCAAAACTTATACTACAGACGAGTTAAAGTTACAAACATTATGTAATTTCGATTCCTCTCGAAAAATAGAAAAAGGGGCTTCGGCCCCTTTTTTTAAGCCTTTCTTGGAAAAAAGATTGTCATAGCCGCCGCCTAGGTCGGAAAAGAGACCACGGTCATATGATAGTACCCCCCTAAAAACTATTATAAATAGTAGTATGACAACAACAAATGTAATTCAAAGAGAACCTTCTAAAAGTGATTATGCTAGTCCTATTCAGTTTAGGTTCAAGTGTACCAAACTTCCAACAGTAGAGTTTTTTGTACAGAGTGCTAATATACCTGGTATCAGTCTAGGTTCAGCAACACAAACTAATCCTTTGTATGATATACCTCTGCCTGGTGATAAGATAACTTATGCTTCTCTTGATATGTCATTTCTTGTTGATGAAAATTTAAACAACTATAAAGAGATACATGACTGGATACTTGGTTTAGGATTTCCTAGTAACAATCAGCAGTTTCAAGATTTACAATCTGCTGGTAGTGATAGATTTCCTGGTTCTTCTAGAAGTACAGCTGCAACTGGCACCTCTACACCACAACCTTTGAATGAAGGTGGTATATATTCAGACGCAATACTCACAGTTTTAAATAGTAAGAATATTGCTAAAACAGAAATAAGATTTCAAAATGTTTATCCAACATCTTTGGGCGGTTTAAATTATGATGTAAGACAAACTGATGTAGATTATTTAAATGCTTCGGTTAGTTTTAATTATATGAATTATGATATAGTACAAATATCTACTTCATAGTAGTAAAAATATAGGATGATATATAATGACGACAGCGTTTTGTTTTGGTAATGGCAATTCTCGTAAAAGTCTAAATCTAGACGATTTCAAAAAACACGGAACAGTAATAGGTTGTAACGCAATCTATCGTGATTTCACACCAGATATTGTTGTGGGATTAGATTCAAGAATAGGTCACGAAATATATCGGTCAGGATATGCACATAAACATACTTGTTATTTAGGATACTGGACACCTGTTCCGATATTTGTTGCAAAAGAAATGATGAAAACTATGGCAGACAAAACTGACATTGTTTGGAATGATAGTCAAGAAGTAGTTTATCATGGTGCTGATGGAGTGTTTACGCTCACAAAAGGTCACAATTTAGGAACGTAACTTACATCACAGGAGTAACAGAGAATGATAAAGTAAAAGACATAGAGCCAGATGTAGATGGCTTTGCATATGCAACAGGTTCAAGAAGCATTTATCTTGCTTGTGAGTTGGGTGCAAAACAGGTATATATTATCGGCCATGATTTATATAGTTTAAATAATAAAATAAACAATGTTTATGCTGGTACAAATGGATATGCTGAAAAGAATGCTCATTACGCCAGACCTGATAATCCAGACGAAACATTTAATTGGATACTACAACACAAAAACACATTTAATAAGTTTAAGGATATACAATTTTATAAAGTAAACATTAATTCTGTTGGCACTTCAGCAATTGATTGTGAAATAGAAGAATGGAAAGACTGTAATAATCTTACCTATATTACACAAAAAGAATTGGTTGAAAGCCTTGACAAAACTACCAAAAGGTGATATAATATACACTATGACATTAGAAGAATTACAACAACAAGTAGATAAAGATTTTAAGCTTGATGATACCGAATTAGACGCTGAATCAATTAAAATACCTTTATTACATAATAAGTACTTACAACATTTTAACAAGTTTTCTTTACTACTAAAGAAGGCTGAATATGATTATAACATCTTAAAAAGACATAAGTGGGAATATTATACAGGTAAATCCGACCCATCGGTTTATGTAGAAAAACCATTTGATTTAAAAATACTAAAAGCAGATGTACATATCTATATGGATTCAGATGAAGAATTACAAAAGGCAGACCAAAAAGCTGCATATCTAAAACAAGTTACAACTTACCTTGAACAGGTTTTAAGAAGTATTAACAATAGAACATTTTTAATTAAGAACGCAATAGAGTGGAAGAAATTTACAAGTGGAGCAATCTAGATGTTTTTTAGGCTGCGTTGGATTTAGTCATATCGAAAGAAGTTGGATATGGCATATGTTAATTGTAAGAGGAAAACATTGTTATCATATTCCTTTAATTTATCCATTATATTATATCATGAATGTTTTATATAAAAGAAGTATAAAAAGAAACTTGGAGATTTATGGAACATCAAAAAATATTCGCAACTAATATATTCTTATTAGATAATTTTATACCACAAGTAACAGCCACAGAGGTATCAACAATACTTACTATGAAAAAGTATATTGGTGAGTTATGGTCGGAAAGAGATTATGATGATAACTGGCAAACAAAATCAGCAGACTTGCATAAGAAAAAAGAGTTTAAACATTTCTCAGATTTGATTGTAAAGACTGGTAAAGATATATGCAATAATTTAGGTTATGATGTTGATGATTTGATTATTACTGATATGTGGGCAAATGTCTTGAAGAATAATGAACATCATCCTGTTCACACACATTCAAATAATTTTTTAAGTGGTACTTATTATTTACAATCAGACCAAGGTGCTAGTATAGTCTTTCATGACCCACGACCTGCAGCTGATGTCATAGTACCGAGAAAGAAAGAAAAGAATACTTTAAATTCTAGTCTATTAAGTTATGCGTCTAAAACAAACAGAGCAATATTTTTTCCTGCGTGGTTGCCACATTGGGTTCAACAAAACAAGTCAAATAATAAACGAATAAGTATAGCATGGAATATGCAAGTGAAAGGACAAGTAGGTGAACATCATGAGTTTCAATCAGCCGATTTCTAAAGACAAACTTTATAATTACATATATTATTATCCACAAGTATTAGGCCCTGCCGCTTGTGATAATATAATTGCACACTATAATAAAAATTCATTTAAAGGGTGGAAGACTTCTACCTTTTCAACTGCTACTAAAAATTTAGGTACATCTAAAGTTGATATGAAAGAGTTTTGGATAGCACCACAAATGTTTGGTTACAAAACTATACAAAAAGGATTTGATACAGCAGTAAGTGATTATATATCAATACATACAAGAATTAAAATACAACAATACACACATTTTAGAATTAACTGCTACGAAACAGGCGGGTTTATGAAAGAGCATATAGATAATATTCATCACAGTCATGGCCAAAAACAAGGTTATCCACACCTAACATCTTTAATATTTTTAAATGATGATTATGAGGGTGGTGAGTTTGTATTATGTGGTGAGCCTTTAGAAAAGAAAAAAGGTTCTGCTGTTGTCTTCCCATCTAATTTCATGTTTCCTCATGAAGTTCAAAAAGTTACAAGTGGAGATAGATATAGTATAATGACATGGATACTTTAATAATAGAAAAGAAAAACGAAGTCTATATAACCGTTGATTGTGATCCAAACATTCAACGAGAAATATCAGAGTTCTTTACATTTTATGTACCTGGCTATAAGTTTATGCCAGCATTTCGTAATCG